GGCTGTAAGGGATATTAACCATAAATATATTGTAGTAGAAAAGAGCTGATATTAGAAATCACAAGGGAGAAACGCTATCTGAAATAGTATTTAGAGATGGGTTAACAGAAAAGCATTACGTAGGAGAATATGATGACTTATGGGAATCAAAAAAAGAAAAATAACGGGACTGTACTACCAATAGAGGAATATTTGCTTGTGAAAAACAATAACAACCCAATAGATAAAATATTTAATACTTTATGATATAAAATCGGATTTTAATAACAATTATTTACAAATCAGGTAAGGAGTCATAGCCATGTTAATATTCGGCAAGCAAATCACAGACGAGTGTTCCAGATGCGGTCAAGTCTTAGAATGCGAATTGTTCCGACAGGGGCACGGCATTAAATGTGACCGACAGAACATATCAAAGATGTTGGAATGCCAATTTGAACACAGGGATAAGAGAGAAAATGATGGTATCTCGGGAAATACATAGAACTGGCAGAAAGGTAGACTTGTTATGTATCGGTTAGAAAGAAAAGATTTTTGTATTTTCAAAAATGAAATAGTGATTATACCTACAATTCGGATTTTTATAGATAACATGGTATACAAAGAAAAGAATTTTTCAATAGAATTTCATTTCTTGATAATTCATGCAAGGCTACTTTTTATAAAACAAGGTTAGGTAACGTACTCAATCGGTAAAGAGGGCTGTTTGCTAAACAGTTAGGGCAGAAATGCTGAGTAGGTTCGACACCTACCGTTACCGTTGCCCTGTTTTTAGCATTTTGGACAGGACGTACACACCATTTACCTTTTCTTCCGAGATAGGTATGTAATCTCCTCTACACCAGTTAGGACTACTGTTAAGGGCGGTGAGAGACCGTCCGGCTGGTATCGGTCGAGTGAAATCCCACAACACTTGACCGCTTGGTGGAAACCCGAACCATAGCTTACGCAGATATGACCGTTACAGTCGGATTCCCCTTTACTTAGTGGCAATAGCTTAAAAGGCAGAGCAGGGCAGAGGTTTCCTATGCGGTGGTTCGATTCCACCTTGCCACTATCGGTAATTCAAGTAATTGCCGTATCTGCTAAGAGATATCAACAGTTTGCTTTGAGGTATCTTAAAAAACTACACTTGCGGAGATAAGCGACACTGTGACAGCAATAGCCAGTGGGTAGCAAGGGGCACTTTGGAAGTTTGCGCTGGTGCATCAGCGTAGCAGTTTATGAGAAGTGCGAAGAATTGTTAATATCATTTCAATTCGTCTTGTGTACAATTTTATGATCATGTAATGTTATTGCTGATTCTTTGTAAACCGTGAAAATGCGCAGTTTTGCGGCAAATGAATCCCCTAGAGTGGTTTTGATGAACCTCTGACTAACAAAAACTTGCACTTAGTTAGGTGTGGAGCAAGTAAAAAACTGGAACCTAACGCAGCAGAATGTAGCGCAGTCGGTTAGAGCACCTGTCTTATATACAGGCGGTCGCAGGTTCGATTCCTGCCATTCTGATTTTTGCAAGTACCGTAGGTGAACTGCACAGATAGGAGAGAGTGATATGTGCGAATTTTGTTGCAAAATAGGAAAATTGGAAAAAATCAAGCAAGGAGCTTTTAAAGGCGGATATTATCCAGAAAAAAATGAAACACAAATTGTTGAATTTGAAAGTGCATTTCATTTATTCTTCGGATGCAGCGACCCCTTTATGTCTGGAATCGGAATCGAAGACATAAAATTTTGCCCTATCTGTGGTAGAAAGCTGGTGAAATGATGAAACCATTAGAAAAAATATTTTTTAGAGCTTGCGTGAATGAACAGAAAAGAAAATTGCGTTTGAGTGACCGTGAATTGAGCATAAGAACTATTGGAAATATTTTTGAAAGGCTTGGATTTTCATATAAGCAGTTAATGTATTATGTCAAAAAGTGGTCTGACAGGGGATTTTATGATTATGGAGTGACACTTGACTTGGGATGGTTTGAATTTGGCAAACTGACAGGAGAATATAAACAGATTTATGATTCTATGACAAGTACGGACGGATGGAAAGATGGGGAGTTAGCAAATTATATTGTTAGAAATTCTTTTAATCGAGAGTGAATAACTAATTTTGCGTTGAGAGAACATCTTGGAATCGGACAGGACAAAGAATTTTTTAATCTGTACAGAAAGGTGGATAAATGAAAGACAACATTTTGATTATTACAGATACTTGCAGTCGAGAATTACTGGCAATGAAAGAGTTAGAAGCTCGAATAACAGACTCGAATATTCCAGGTTGCGTGTTCTTTGATTTTAGAAAGAATATCATAGATACCAAACATATAGAAATTCGTTTCCATGCCATTGATTCTGCTAAAATGGTTCAAAGAGACAGATTCACAGTCGGATATTCCATGTTTATGTTAGAGAATCCTGTATCTACAATGATTCTTGCAAACATAAAGCGGTGGGAAAAGATTGAGGAGATAGTACGCCATATGCCACAATCAGCAGAGGATATACCGTTTAATGGGATTACGAAGTTTATCGAAGAATATAAGAAAGATGATTGAGAAAATGAAACATCAAAAAGAATGGCACACTTGCGACAGGTGCGGTGCAGAAATTAAAAAAGGAATACTGTGCGGAAATTCTGTTACAAGGAATGGTATTTTAAATACCACATACGACTTGTGCCCTAAGTGTATGGAAGATTTTGAGAGGTTTATGAGAAATGAAGAACATTGATAATCCTTTGTCAGAGTATCAACCACCATCTAAAGAAGCGATGATAAATTTTGGAATAGATATTTCAAGAGAAGTGGTAGAAAAATATGCTTTGGAAAAGTTTGGCAGACTGCCACAAAGCCATATTGAAATGAATTTTGCTAGTTGTTCTAAAATAAATGAAGAAACAAGGAGATTTATGGGGAATGAAAAGAATACTTAAAATTGTAGCAAAGACATTAATTGAATATGCCAGAATAATTGCTATTTGCTTTGTTGCTTGCGTAATAGGAGCAATTTTTTATGTTTTTTTAGGCAAAATAGCATATGCGTGCTATTGGATAGCGGTTATTTTGCTTGTGATTATCAGAGATATAACGATAAAGTCAAAAATGCAGGAAAGCAAAAAGATTAAATTATTACTTTTACAGTATGAGGACGGCAGTACAAGTTTGTGTGTCGGGGATAAGCAAATTAGGCATATGACAAATATTGATATGCATATTGATAAGCTTCAGACAAAACTGGAAGTAGACCAAGTAACAAAAACTGGGAAAGTAACACATGTTGTTTTAATGGACGGTGGAAAGAATGAAGATAATTAGAGAGGGCAGTTTGGAATTTGCTAAGAAAACTATTCGCTTTGAGTGTAAGGAATGCAAGACCATATTTGAAGCGGATAAGGGAGAATATGAATATTGCGGATGCCAGATTGAAGGTGACGAATGGAAAGCTGAATGTCCATTGTGCCACAAAACAGTATATTGCAGCTAAAACGATATTACCGGCTAACAAATGGAGTTAGTCGCTAACCTAAAACAGTTATAGGCAGAGGTCAAGGCACTTCTGCTATGCGGAGGTGTCCTTTTTGGCAAGTAAGGATTTAATAAACCAGTTAAAAGGTAATAACAATTACATAGAGCGAAAAGGAATCCATAACATTGTTAAAAATGGGGAATCCGAAGAAGTAATAAAAGCCTATGTCAATTCTATACAGTGGGGTATGTATAATGACAAAGACATACCATTCTCACTGGAAATTTCCAAGAAAACAAAAAACTTAATAGACAACATAGTTGCGGAAAGCACAGGCGGTGGTCATATTTACGACTTAGAAATATACTGCGGAGATAATAACACCGAAATTACAGTCTTAAATAATTACTATGAGGTATTAAGACTTGAATCCGCATATCTGGTAGACAGCTTTTTTTATTACATTGAAATTGATGAAAAGGATCCGTGGAAAAGATTTTATTTTCCAAGAAAGAGAGTATTACAGACAGTTGTTGGTGCTTATCAAGAAATATATGACGGAAAACTTGATTTTCTGTCTGTTTCTCAACCTAAACGTACTGGGAAAACTACAGGTGGATTGCGACTTGCTATGATGATGGGCGGTCGTGACCCAGATGGAAGTATATTTGGTGTTGGTAAAGGAGAAGGACTTGTTAAGAGATTCTACGGTGGATTGTTACAAGGATTTGAGACAGAAAGTACTTATCAACGATTTTTAAGTGTATTTCCAGAAGCAAAGAAAATAGGAGAAAAAGATTACAAAAGTGCTGAAAATCTATCAATCGACCTTAAAAGCAAAAATATCTTCCCGACATTTACATGCCGCCCGATTGATGGTGCAATCGTAGGATGTACCGAAGCAAATGTTCTTGTATACATTGATGACTGTGTAAAAAACCATGAGGAAGCACGAAACAGGGATAGACTGGAATTTTTATGTGAAAAGGTTACGGATGATGTTCTTGGACGTAGATTAGAGGGTACACCTATTATTATCCAAGGTACAAAATACAGTCTGTATGACCCGATTACAGCATTACAGAATAAGGCTGATGAATTGGAGTGGAGGTGGAAAGAAGTTGCGATTCCGGCACTTGACCCGATCACAGATGAAAGCAATTGGGAGATTTATCGAAAAGATAAAAAGGGATTGCGGAAAATATTCACAACCGTTTACTACCAAAAGGAAAGAAAACTTGTTTCGGAAGAAACGTGGGCGGCAGAGTTTCAACAAGAACCATTTGAAGCAAAAGGGCGTATGTTTGCAGAGAATGAACTTAATTACTTTGAAGAATTACCTATTGATCGTGAACCAGATGCAATTATGGCGGCTTGCGATAGCGCAGATAAGGGAGAAGACAGTTGCTCAATGCCGATTGGCTATGTGTACGGCAACGAGGTTTATATCGTAGATGTAGTGTTTGATAATGCCGGAACACAGTTTACCAAGCCAGAATGTGCAAACATGCTGATTAAGCACAATGTCAAAACAGTTACATTTGAGAGCAACAGCGCAGGAGAATACTTTGGTCGTGATGTAATGGAGATTGTAAATAAGCAGGGTGGCAGATGCAGCGCAAGATATAAATTCAACTGTGCTAACAAGATAACCAGAATGGAAAACGCTAGAGATAATATCATACGTGATTATTATTTCAGAGATTTTAAGAAAATGGACAGGCAAAGTCAGTATTACAAATTCATGAAAGAACTTACCACTATGACACGTAGCGGAAAAGTAAAACATGATGATGCACCAGACTCTTTAGCATTATTTGAAAATGAAATGCGTACAGGAGTATCAGCAAAAGCCGAAGCAGTCCACAACCCATTTAGGAGGTATTGAGTATGCAGACAAGAGAGTATCTGAATCAAATAAGCAGACTTAACAGGATGATTAATAATAAGCTGGTGGAAATACAGCAATTAAGGGAAATGGCGTGCAATGTTACTGCTATACAGAATGATGAACGTGTAAAAACTTCCCCCGACCCAGACAGAATGGGAGTTACATTTTCTAAAATAGATGAAATGGAAAAAGAACTGGATAGAATGATAGACGGTTACGTTGAAAAGAAAAATGTAATCATAAGTCAAATTGACAGTATGGATGATGAAAATGTATATAATATTCTGTTTGCCAGATATATTGAAAAAAAGACTTTTGAAGTAATAGCAACAGAAATGAACTATTCTTTTCGCAATATTACAAGGCTTCACGGCATGGCATTAAAGGAATTTGAAAAAAAATACGGTGAACAGTATATTGGATTATGATGTTGTCCTAGAATGTCCTATATACAGCGTGGTATTATTAAAATGGTTAAAGACCAAATCAATAAGTTTTCACACCTCTCTCAAAAGGCATCGTCTTTATGACGGTGCTTTTTTAATGCATAAAAGGGGGATTTATTTTGACAGAATCAAAAACAATATACTGCCCTATATGTCATAGAACGGTAGGCAGGCATGATATGCGGTCACAGACAAATACAATCTGTAAGTGCCGCAAATGTGAAAAGAGAATCATATACCACTATGACACAGGAGAGACAGAAACAAAGAGATTACCACAAAGAGCCACTTCTAGCGGCGTTTGTTTTGTATAAGGAGAAGCAATGAACAACAGGACTTTTCAAGAGCTGGTCAAGGGATGTTATGGTCGAAAAATTGCATATACAGATGTTGAGACTATTACACAAGACAACATTGTAAAAGTCATTGGTCAGTGCATTGGAGCCTTTTACTTTAACAAAATGGCTATAGAGTACCTTTGGAATTATTACAAAGGTGACCAGCCTATCAGATACCGTGTAAAAATATCCAACGAGGATATTATCAATAAAATTTGCGAGAACCATGCTTATGAATGGGTACAGTTTAAGGTCGGTCAGACATATGGCGAGCCTGTCCAGTATATCAGCCGTAAAGATGATGACAGAATCAACAATGCAGTTGATGAATTAAATGATTATCTGGTGGATGCTAATAAGCAGGAAAAAGATATAGAAGCTGGAGAGTGGCAGTCGGCAACTGGAACATCATTTAAAGCTGTACAGTTTGCTAATGGAGATATACCGTTCAGAATTGTAGCACCTAGCCCTATGAATACTTTTGTTATTTACAACCGCTCAACGAGAGAGCCGATTCTTGCAGTGCAGGAATTGAAAGATATTGAGGGAAACTGGTATAAACAATGCTACACAGATTCCTATGAATGCAAGATTGTAAATAGCAATGTGCAGGACTGGAAAGTACACGCTTTTGGAAGTATTCCTATCGTGGAATACCCAAATAACCCATCCAGATTATCAGATATCGAATTGGTAATAGATATAATGGACGCTGTGAACAATATGCAGTCTAACAGAATGGACGGCATAGAGCAATTTGTGCAGGCGTGGATAAAATTCGTAAATTGTGAGATTGACGAAGAAGAATTTAAAAAAATGAAAATAAACCACGCTCTTGTAGTAAAATCCATTAACAAGGATAACAAGAGTGATGTTGATGTTATGACGCAGGAATTGAACCAGACGCAATGTCAAGTTGCTAAAGAAGATTTGATTGATAATGCCTTATCTATTTTGGCAATTCCAAATAAACAGAGCAATACAGGCGGCGATACACAAGGGGCGGTGCAACTTAGAAACGGATGGGATTTTTCAAAATCCAGAGCAAAGCTAAAAGACCCGCTTGTAAAAACAGCAGAAAAACGCCTTGCAAAGCTGGTTTTAAATGTTATCCGCATAAAAGACCATGATTTGGGTCTTTCTATGAGGGATTTTGAAGTGCAAATAAACCATAGCCCACAGGATAACATGTATACTAAGGCACAGACCTTATATCAGTTATTACAGGCAGGCATACATCCACTTGTTGCTGTAAAAACAGTTGGACTTTGGGGAGATGCAGAAAAAACTTATTTAGTTTCTAAACCGTACTTTGATGTATTATGGAAAACCATTGATAATGTCGAAGCAGAAGAAAAGAAAGCACAGGAAGTTATGGAAAAATTAAACAATCAGCAGAATAAGGCAACTACCGAGGAATAATCGGTAGTTGTTTTTATTTTATAAAATTGCACCTATGCGGTAAATAGGAGAGACTCAGCAGGAGCGACCTGCGGTAACAAAAGCGTGAGTTTACGGAGGTAATTTATGACAAGAGACGATGTTTTAAAACTTTTTCCAGATGCAACAGATGAACAGATCACTAATCTGCTGAATCAGAATAATTCAGAAGTTGCAAAGGAAAAAAATAAGGCTAATCAGTATAAGGCAAAGGCAGATAATGTGGATGATTTGCAGAAAAAGCTGGATGAATTGGAAGCTGGCAATCTTTCAGAGGTTGAACAGGCAAATAAAAACCTTGAAAAAGCGAACGCAAGAATTGCAGAACTTGAAAAGGCACAGGCAATTGCAACACAACGCAGTAATGCCGCTACCAAATTTAATGTAAGTGCTGAACAGGCGGCACAGATTATTAAGGATGACGGCACTATGGACTATGATGCTCTTGGAAAAATTATTTCTGACAAAGAAACTGCGGCGGCACAGGCAAAAGAACAGGAGATTGCAAACAATTCTACTAATCCAGGCGGCGGTACTGCTGGCAAAGAAAATGAAAATAAGACTACTGCTGAAAAACTTGTTGAAAAGTTATACGGCGGTCAGAAACAGAACAATGATATTTTATCATACTATGTAGGAGGTAACTAAGATGATGCAGTTTGAGCAGACAACATACGCTGGCGATGTTGAAATCTTAAAAAGAAAGCCGTTTGAAGGAATCCCTATGACACTTGATTTTACAAGCGTTAATACAAAACTGGCAAACGGTAAAAAGGTTGTAAAAGCAGGAACCCCTATCGGTTCTACAGGAGTAGCAGATAACACGGCTACAGTAGTGGGAATCTTATTACATGACGTTACAGAAGATAGACCACAGGGAACGTTGCTTAAAAAGGCATATATTGACAAAACAATTGCGCAGACACATTCAGGTGTTGAAATTGCGGAAGTTGCAAAAGCGGCATTGCCAATGATTATTTTTGAATAATTAACAGGAGGTAAAAATAATGCTAGTAAATGAAGTGGTAAATACAAAGGCGATTGCACTTGCGGCTACAGAAAACGCAAGCAATACAATTCCTTATCTTGGTTTACAGTGGTTTCCAGAGAAGAAAAAGTCAGGTCTTGATTTAAAGTGGATTAAGACACACAAGGGACTTCCTGTATCACTGAAACCGTCTAATTTTGATGCGCTGCCAACAATCAGAGCAAGGGGTGGATTAAAGACAGAAAAAACACAGATGGCATTTTTCCGTGAACAGATGATTGTCACAGAAGAGGATGCTCAGGAAATTGATAGAATCAAAGATGAAAACGATCCGTATTTGCAGGGTGTATTGCAGAGTATTTATGATGACACTAATACTCTTGTGAGCGGAGCGGAAGTCGTGCCAGAAAGAATGAGAATGTCTCTTCTCTCAACAACAAATGGACATCCTACAATCGGTATTGAATCTGACGGTGTTAAGTATGAGTATGATTATGACCCTAACGGAGAATACACAAAGAAGCATTACTTAAAATTGCAAGACACGGCTATGTGGAGCGATACTACAAATTCCAAGCCACTCACTGACCTTAATAATGCAAGAAAAGCACTTGCAAAATTAGGAAAGATTGCTTCCTATGCGCTTATGAACTCTAACACATTTAATTATCTGTTAGAAAATGCACAGGTCAAAAATGCTATTCTTGCGCAGAACTTAACGGCAAACATTGAGCTTACAGATGATAATGTTGTCTCTATCACAAAATCAAGAACAAAACTTACTATTGTTCTTTACGACAAGATGTACATTGACGATGAGGGAAACGAACAGTATTTCTACCCTGACAATAAGGTTACGTTACTACCAAGTGGTTCTCTTGGCAATACTTGGTTTGGAACTACTCCAGAAGAAAGAACAGCTTCACAGGTTGCTGATGTAGATGTTTCTATGTATGGTATGGGAATTGCAGTTGCTAAGAAAGTTGAATACGGTCCTCCTGCAATCACATCTGTTACAGCTTCAGAAATCGTGCTTCCTTCTTATGAGAATATGGATTCAACATTTGTAATCGAAGTACATTCTGCTTAGTAGGAGGTATCGTGGATGAAGTATCCGTATATCGTAAATAAAAACGGTGTTTGGTATCCAGCAGGAACAGAAGTGCCAGACGGAAATGCTGATAAAGAAGTTAAAACAGAAAATCAGCCATATACAAAGACAGACATTAATCGTATGAGAACCGCAGACTTGCAGAAGTTAGCAGGAGAAAAAGGAATTGAAAATGCCGATTCCTTTAGCGGTGAGGATTTAAAGAAAATTCTTATCGAATTGATGAACTTATAAGGAGTCCGTATGGAAGAATACAGTATTTTACAGAAAGTAAAAATCAGATTAGGACAATTTCATATAGAGGAAGTCACAGACCCCGACACAGGAATTGCGTCTAATGTTACTGTATTTGATCGTAAGGAAGATAACCCAAGGTTAGAGCTTCTTATTAAGCAGTCAACAAATGAAGTAATTAACAGACGGATGTACCCAAAGTCTTATACACAGGAACAGATTGACGAGGACTTGAAGAAATTTGAGGATGTAATCATTAATTTAACGGTTTATGACCGTTCACAGGCTGGTGAAGCGTACATGGCATCTTACACAGAGAATGGGGTAATCAGGAACTGGAAAGATAGAGATACGCTTCTGGTAGGTGTATATCCGTTTGTTAAAGTCCTATAAAGAAGATTGTGCATGACCTTTTTACTGGAATCAGTAAGATGGTTGTAGGCGGCGCACAGTAAGAGGTGGAGGGTGGTGCGCCATTAAAAAGAAAGGACGGTATATCAATGCCAACAGCAGTTATTATAAGCATCATATCAGTTGCTTTTTCCGTCTTTTTTGGATTGGTAAGCTTGTTTCTTAATTTGAAGAAAGACAAGAAATCCGATAATTCAGAAATTGAGGAACGTGTCAGGGAAAACACACGAATAAACATGAAGCTTGATTCTATATCAACCAATACGACAGACATTAAAAATGAAATTACAGAAATGAGAAAAGAACTTAATTCTCATGATAACAGAATTGTAAAGGTTGAGGAAAGCGCAAAACAGGCGCACCACAGAATAGATGAGCTTGTAAAAAGATTTGAGGACAAGGAGTGATAGATTATGGATTTTGCACAGGTATCTACGGTTGTGTCAATCGTAGTGATTACTTATTTGATTGGTCTTGCAGCTAAAGCAATCCCGAACGTAAAGGACAATTACATCCCGATTATCGTAGGTGTGGCAGGCGGCATCTTAGGAGTAGTCGGAATGTACGTAATTGCTGATTTTCCAGCAAATGACGTGCTGAATGCTATTGCAGTCGGCATTGTATCGGGATTGGCAAGCACAGGCGTAAATCAGATTTACAAACAGGTAAAAAATGCTTGATATTAATAAGCAGAAAATGAAATACGCCTTGCAGGGTCAGACCGTGACCGTTGAGGAAACTGACGAATATGGAAACCCAGTGTATGAGGGATATACGGACGCAAGTGGGAACTTCATACCATACCTTGATTCACAGGGCAATCCGATTCCAAAGACAAAGGAAGTAAGCGGATTCTCTGAACCAGTTACGTTCTATGCAAATATCAGTAATAAGCTGTCAGAAGTATTAGTAAAGCAATTCGGCATAGACGATAGTACATCATATGTACAGATTGTTACAGATAAAGGATATCTGCCTATCAATAATGGTGATGTCGTATGGAAGAAATCAGAAGTCATTCTGAATGATGATGGATTGCCAGACGAGAACAGCGCAGATTACATTGTAAAAGGCGTAGCTGATGAGGGATTGACAACCGATTTATTCCTGTTACAGAAAGTTGTTAAGTAGGTGGATGTATGGCAAAGAAAGTTATCTCCATGACATTATCACAGAAATCCGTACAGAACGTCACAAAAGAGCTTAGAAGCTATCAAAATTCGTTAGAGTATAAATGTAGGATGTTAGCTGAAAAACTCGCTGAAAAGGGCGTAGAGATTGCACAGACATATGTTGCTTCACTTGATGCAATATTCACATACGAACTTAATTCAAGTATACACGCTGAACACGTAAAAGATGTGCAAGGCGGTGGGATATATGCGGTTGTGGCAGGAACAGACCACGCATTGTTCGTAGAGTTCGGAACAGGAATTGTCGGACAACAAAGTCCTTATCCAGGCAAACTACCAGACGGTGTTACATGGGAGTATGCAAGCGGTAAGACCATAAGACAGTTGGCAGACGGACGCTACGGATGGTTTTACCGTGACGATAACGGTCAATGGTGGTTTACAGAGGGTATGCCTAGCAGACCATTCATGTACTACACGGCTAATGAACTTAGAGACTTGATAATGGAAACTGCCAAGGAGGTGTTCACCGTTGATTGATAATTCATGGGCTTTACGATTGCAAGACCAGTTATTCAACATGTTTTCACATGAAATGAAGCTGGCATATGGAAGCAAGTATAAGAACCTTTACTTGACGCAGGATGAAGCAGTCACAGGAACACCAAAGTTTCCAACAGTGCTAATGAGACAGATAGGTGCTACAGAAGCAGGACAGGATTTAACAGGAGAGCGGATAAACGCTGTAAGACCAACATTTCAGATTACCATTAACTACCAAGGTGAAAAAGCAGAAGACAGGGCAGAATTAGTTGATATGACCGCAACGGCTATCAACTTTTTTAAATGGAAAAGGTTTGAGATAAGCAATCCTGTTTATACGATAACCAATAAAATCAGGACGGCAACATTTAGGGCAAGCCGATTATTCGGCTCTATGGATCCACTACAATAACTATTAACTGGCACACAACAGGGTGTGTCACTGACCGCATTAATTAGCGGTAGAAAGGACGGTATATATGGCGGCAACTATAGCTGGCTTATCCAGTCTAGGTATTACGTTTGGTTATGGCGTAGAAGATACAGCAGGAACAAAACCAGATACATTTACCCAGTTGGACAGAATTAATGCTATCGGCGGTATCACAATTGAGAATGAACAAATTGATGCATCTGCACTGGAAGATTTGGTTTCCAGATACATTCAGGGGCGTGGTGATACAGGCGGTTCATTTGCAGTTACTATTAACTTTACAACAGAAACTCTCACACAGTGGGAAACGGTAATTTCTACTTACACAGCACTAACAGGTGGTAAGAGAATGTGGTTTGAGACCATTATTCCTAAGTTTGAAAAGGCTTTCTTTGTTGTGGCACAGCCACCTACAGCCATTCCTGCGCCAGAGTTTGCACAGAATGAGCTGCTTACCCTTGAAATGAACCTTACAATCGAGGAATACAAGGGCATGGAAACAAAGGTAGCATTTACCTAAGCAACAGTTAGACAGATTTTAGGGGCGGTCTTAGGACTGCCCCCTTTCTTACTAATAGTAAGGGAAAGGGAAATAATATGATGAAAATTAAAGTAAATGAAAAAGAATACACAATCAAATTCGGTTATGAACCGACACTGAAATCAAGATTGCTTTCAAGAGTAGCAAAAATGTCCGTATCTATGAAAGAGAACGCACAGGATAATATGGAGCAGATTGAAAATATGCTTTTATTTATCCCAGAAATGGTACTGGTCGGATTGCAGAAGTTTCACGCTGATGAGTTCGGCTATAACCTTGATACCAAAGAGGGTTACGAGGAGGCAAAAAATAAGGCTTTTGAGCTTGTCGGAAATTATGTAGATAATGGTGAAGTAGACGTAACAGACTTCTTTACAGATTTACAGGAGGAAATGACTTCTAACGGTTTTTTAAAGAAGATGTTCGAGAGGGAGGTTCAGAAAGAACAGGCGGCAACTCCGAACAGCAAGGAGAAAGCCGAGAATTAACATGGGAAATATACTGTAACGAAGTACGCCCTTATTGGCTTACTGTCACTAAGGGGTACGGACTTACAGTGCATGATATAGACTGGTCTTGTCCTGCTGATTTAAGACCATACGAACAGGCATACAGACTGGAAAAACAGAAAAATGACAATGACGCATGGCTTACGTTTGGCACATATGGCATATCTGCTCTTACGGTTGCTATTGATCGTTGCTTAAATGGACGTAAAGCACGTAGCAAGTACATTGAGAAGCCTATCATGCAGGAACTTGAAGAGAAGAACAAGCCATTATCGGAAGAAGAAATGGACAGACAGAGAGAACTGTTTGTAGCAAAATTGGAAGCCATGAGAGTTAATTTTGAATTGAATCATCCAAAGGGAGTTGAAAAGAAATGAGCTATATCGGTATAGATGTATCGTCATATCAGGGAAATATTGATTGGACGAAAGTCAAGGCAGTCGGCATCCAGTTTGCCATCCTTAAAATCATCCGTAAGGACTTGAACCGTGATAAGCAGTTTGAAGCTAACTGGTCAGGCTGTAAAGCAAACGGATTGACGATACAGGGCGTTTACAACTACAGCTATGCGACCACAGTTACAAAGGCTAGAAATGATGCAAGGAAAGTAGCAGAAGTGCTTAATGGTCGTGAGACAATGGTATGGCTGGACGTGGAAGATAACTGTCAGAAAAGACTGGGAAGCAAGCTGATTGATATTATCAACGCTTACGGTGATGTTATCAGAAGTTATGGGCTTACATTCGGTGTGTATACTGGAAAGTCTTTTTACAATTCCTACATCAAGCCATATGGCGGTGTGAAATATCCTATGTGGATTGCGGCATATGGAAAGAATAAGGGAAACATGGACTTGAAGTACCAGCCGCAGATTGAAAACATGGTAGGCTGGCAGTACACATCAAAAGGTACTGTAAGCGGCGTTAATGGCAACGTTGATATGAATGTATGGTACAGGGAATTAAACGAATTACAGACCGTCTACGACACGCACAATAACCCATATGCAGAGCCTACACGTACATTATATAAGAAATTCCCATGTATGCGTGGTGATGATGTGAAATGGCTACAGACGGAACTTATCTATCATAAGTGCCTGCCTGCCACAAATGCAAAAGGCAAGAGCAACATTGATGGTATATTGGGAAATGATACAGCCAGTGCAATCGGAGTTTTCCAAAAACGTGTAGGAATCACGGTGGATTGCAAGGCAGGAAAAGTAACAAGAGAATATCTGAAAAGATAACACAGGGGCGGTAGAGGTCATAGTCTACTGCCTTTTTTACTGGCTATCGGTTGGAGATAGTCACTCACTTTAACAATTGAAAGTAGGTGCAGTATGGCAGAGATAGATTCACTGGAAATTCAAATTAAAGCGCAGGCAACAAAGGCGAATAATGCGATTGACAAGCTGATTACAAAACTTGATAAACTGTCTACTTCATTGAACAGCATTAATACCAGTAATTTGAATGGTCTTGCAAATAGTGTGAATAGGCTTTCAAATGCCATGCAGAGCATGAATAATGTAAAGACTACTGATTTTACAAGGCTTGCAAAGGGCATAGAGAAGATATCCACAGTAGACACAACTAAAATCAATCGTGCGGCATCCTCTATGAACCAGCTTAGTAAAGCATTTGGAAATATTCAGGCTAGTAGTTCTGCTACTGCACAGATATCAGAACTGGCAAAAGGAATTTCACAGTTAGGTTATAAATCGTCAACTAAGGCTATAGAGAATATCCCTAAAATTGCTACAGCGATGCAGGGGCTTATGACAACGCTTTCCAAAGCACCGACAGTAAACAGAAACCTTATTGACATGACTAATGCGTTGGCGAAGTTGGCAAGAACAGGTGCTTCCAGTGGTCGTGCGGCTAATTCCCTTGCAAGTAGTCTGAATGTTTTTAGCAAGTCGGCTAAAAGTGCAAAGATAAACAGCTTTTCCCTTGCTTCTGCATTTGGAAAATTATATGCATCATACTGGCTATTGTTCAGAGCGTTCCATAAGCTAGGGGAAGCAATCGACATATCGTCCTCGTTGACGGAAGTAGAAAACGTTGTAAGGACTACGTTTGGCAATTATGAGAAGATGATACAGGACTTTTCCAAGACATCCATACAGGATTTTGGTATGTCCGAGCTGATGGCAAAACAGGTAGCAAGCCGATTCCAAGCTATGGGCGTTGCCATGGGATTCTCACAAAAGAACATGGCGAATATGTCATTGGAATTAACAAAACTGACCGCAGACATGGCATCTTTTTATGACATGTCACAGACGGATGTTGCAAGGAATTTACAGGCTATTTTCACAGGAGAGACAGAGCCTTTAAGAAAATATGGTCTTGATTTAACACAGGCAACATTAAAGGAATGGGCGTTGAAACAGGGATTAGATGCTGATATTACATCTATGACGCAGGCACAAAAGGCTATGTTGCGATACCAGTATGTCATGCAGAATACAGCCGCCGCACAGGGAGATTTTGCAAGGACGGCAGACACATGGCACAACCAAATTACGGTTCTTACGCAGTCGTTCCAACAGTTGGCATCCATTATAGGCGGTGCTTTGATTAATGCATTCAAGCCATTTGTGCGCACTCTAAATCAAGTCATGCAATATGTAATTGCATTTGCGGAGACTGTTACAAATGCTTTAGGTTCAATATTCGGATGGCAGTATGAGGTATCTGCTGGCGGTGTAGCCGAGGACTGGGCAGACGGCATGGAAGATTTTTCGGATGCTACTGGTGATGCGGCAAAGAACGCTAAAAAACTGAAAAATAATCTTCTTGGAATTGATGAATTAAACATTAACTCTGGAGATAATGATAAAAATGGTAGCGGCGCAGGTGGTGGAGCAAGCAAAGTTGATAAGACACAAGGCGGTCTTGTACAGGTAGATACCATTTTCAAGGGATATGAGAGTGGTATTAAGAGCTTAGAGGGATTAGGAAAGACCATTAATGCGGCTCTTAACAAGGCTATGGACAATGTGGACTGGAATAAAATCTATAAAAAGGCTGATAATTTTGGAAAAGGTCTTGCGAATTTCCTTAATGGTCTTATATCTCCCAGATTATTTAGTAATGTAGGAAAAACAATAGCAAATTCCTTAAATTCAGCATTACATTTCCTTGATTCATTTGGCACTACATTTGATTGGAGGAACTTTGGAGAATCATTAGCCGAGGGAGTAAACTCTTTCTTTAGAAATTTTGATTTTGGGTTACTGGCACATACTATCAATACATGGGCTAACGGCTTGTTAGATACCATGATTACGTACCTTAAAAAAGTAAAATGGTCTTATATTGGTTACAAAATAGGAGATTTTATATCGAAGATAGATTTTAAAGGAATTTTGTCTAAGGTAGGTCAAGTAATATGGCAGGCTATCAATGCCGCAATTGAAACCTATATAGGAATATTCAGCGCAGCACCTATTGAAACAGCAATTACAACATCTGTATTACTGTTGAAATTTACTGGTCTTGGTGCGTCTATAGCAGAAAAGCTAAAAGGTGTAATAAATACTGCGATTGCATCTGTATTAGAATCTGGCATTACATGGTCTATTGCAATTCCTCTTTCAATCACATTACTTGCTAATAAGTTGGATAGCACTTTTATAGACTTAGAGCTTGCTAAATTTGGAGAGGAACAGTCTAAAAAGTATGGAGATACTTTTAACAATATAGCAGAAAAAGCAAAAAACCTTACAGACAGAATAAGGGAAACAAATGAAGCATTTAGAGAACAGATAAATACAAAGGATGAAAATATTCTTTTTCTTGAAACACTTGCTGATAAATATGGAGCATTAAGCAGTAAGACAAATCTTACAGCAGACGAGCAAAAATTACTTACACAGTACACACAAGAACTTATTAGCAAAATGCCCGAACTGAATGAGTACTATGATTCAGAAAATGAAAAACTGACAATCACTACCGATAAGCTGAAAGAATTAATTACTCAAAAAGAAAAACAGATAAGACTTGAAGCTATTTCAGAGCAGTGGAAAGAAACATTAAAACAAGAAGCAGAAGCGCAGATGCAAGTCAAGGAAAACGCACAGAATCTTTCTAAAGCACAAGAAGATTTAGCGTACTGGACAGGAATCTGCAATGATGAACTTGAAAAATCCGGTGGAAATGCTAATCTTGCGCCGTATCAAGACGAAGTTTCTAAAGCTTCACAGGCGGTAGAAGAATTTAGCAACGTACTTAAAGAAAATAAGCAACAGTTAGACCTTATTTCTGAACAATCTTCTTTTTATGAAGAAATGTACAACTCAATAAGCATTGGAGCAGAAGAAGCAAAAACTACAGCAAGAACCAATGGGCAGAATGTAGCAAGCGAATACGCAAGCGGAATTTCTGACAATGCTAGTATGTCTACAGAAGAGATAGACGCTATGGTAAACAATGCCACAACGCAGTTAGAGTCTATTAATAATACGGCATACGATAGTGGAAAGAATATGGTTTCGGAATATTCCCAAGGTGCAAAAGACGAATCAAATTCTACAGACTATTCAGAGCTGGGTGAAAACATAGTTGCTGGCATTACAGAGCCTATGGGAGATAGCAACTCAGAATTGACTATAGGTGATGTAGTAAGCAGATTTTTTGATAAATTTGTTGGGAAAATAAAAGATGTATTCGGTATTCATTCCCCTGCGGAAGAAATGAAACCATTAGGCGAAAATATCTTCTTAGGAATCATTGAGGGATTTACTTCTCTATTCGATACGTTTACAGAGAAGATTAACGAATTTTGGGAAAACTATGTTCTTCCATGGTTTACCGTTGAAAAGTGGACTGAACTGCTGGGGAATATCTTAGTAGCGGCGCAGACCAAATGGGATGAGATCGTGGAATGGTGGAATGGAACAGCTCTTGTCACATGGTGGGAAGAAAGCGTTGTACCATGGTTTTCATTAGAAAAGTGGCTGGAAGTACTCAATAACGTAAAGGAATCGTTCAATACAAAGTGGACAGAGACATCTACTCAATGGGTAGCCAATCTTACTAAGTGGTGGACTGTTAATGTTGCACCATGGTTTACTAAGAAGAAATGGGATGATGTTCTAAGCAAAGTACCAGTAGCATTTAAGGACGCTTTCAAGGCGGCGGCTAATGGTGCTATAGGATTCTTGAACGGTGTAATTGATGGTGTAGAAAGTCTTGTAAACCGTGCTATAGACGGATTGAAGAAGCTGGCAGAAGCGGCAAGCAAAATACCAGGGGTTAGCTTTAGTATTGATATACCTAACGTATCATTCCCACGCATACCTACATTCCAAACAGGTGGATTCCCAGAGGACGGACTTTTCATGGCTAACCATAACGAGCTTGTAGGACGGTTTTCTAACGGAAAGACAGCGGTTGCAAGTAATGAAATGATTGTGGCAGGAATTGAAGAAGCGGCATATAGAGGTTTCTCACGTGCGTATGAAGATAATAATAGAGAAGCTACATTGCTTTCTGAAATATTAGATGCAGTCAGAGATGGTAAAGAAATCTCTATTGACGGAAGAAGCCTTGTTTCCGCTGCAGAAGAAAGAAGCAATAGAAACGGATTTAGTTTTGCATAAGTTATGTAAACTTTTGTAGAAATCCTCCTCTCATAAGTGGTATAATAAGCCAAAATGAGAGGGGGCTTTTACATGAATAAAGTAAAAACAGGTATAGGTATTGCACTGATAGCCATATTAATTATTGTATGCGCTAATTATTTAGATAACAGGGCAATAGCGAAAGAGCAAGAGGAATGGAAACAGGAACAGATTGAAAAGTACGGTAAAACGTTTGAACAGTCGGAAAAAGAAGCAAAACAGCTTACCCAAGAAATAGAAGAAACAAATCAAAGAGCAAGAGAAATGATGAAAAATTGGTAGGTGATTGCTATGGATAATATGGAGATTGAACAGAAACTTATCGAGCTGGAAAAACGTATTAAAAATATTGAGTTTGAACAGTTGGACAGCGCAGGAGAATTTCAGAAGCTGGCGCAAGAAGTGATACAGGCAAGGGAAAGTAACAGCAAATTACTGGAATCAAAGTACAAATCAAACGATTTTCTCATGAAAGAGAATCAAAAATATGCTCATGTGGCAGACGATAGGTACATAGACGTAATCGACAAACTGAATAGCATAGAAGCGGAAATAAAAGAAATAAAGAAGAAAATTAAGTAGGGCGGCGCTTGACCGTCCTATTTTTATGCATAAAAAGTAGCGCCGTATTTTCGGCTCTATTAAAAAGAAATTAACAGCATCTACATAACGTAGGTGTTTTTCTTTTATATAAATTATTAATTATGTAAACGTAATACATTTCACAATATACTTTGCAACAACAGTAAACAGGAGGTTGACATAATGGCAAAAGCAACACTTCCAACAAATTTTAAAGACGATATTTTAGATAAAAACATGGGCGGTCGGCGCAGATACAGAATGACTACCAATTCAGACGGAACGGTGACACTGGAAGATGTAACGACATATACACAGGTCGGTGGAGAATTTAAAGCATCTAACATAAATGACACGAACAAAGCTATCAATGCGGCGGCTGACAAGAATAAGATTCTGACTACACTGGATGATGTAAAAGCCTGTACGCAGTCTGGTTACATGGTAGATTGTCTGGTGGTTAAAGCAATGCTGGAGGGATAAGATATGTCAATGAGTTCATTCTTAAATGTCAATGGATATGATTTTCCTTGCCCTGCTGTCGGCTTTTCATGGACTATATCTACAACAGTGAATGCAGGAAGAAACGCAAACAATGCAGTTATCGGTCAGAGAGTCGGAAGAGATTTATATAAGCTGGATAATCTGAAATGGGTAGGACTGACGGTAGAGCAAAGACAGATGATGTTAAAAGCAATAGAACCATTTTATGTACCTGTTACATTTGAGGATATGAAGAATCCTGGAAACCCGATTACGATCACAATGTACCCTGGAGACAGAAAAGGCGTGCCACTATTCGTTGACCGACTTACGCATATGATAACCAAAGACGAGACTTTATCATTCAACCTTATAGATTGTGGGTGGTAGTTATGCAGAACGTATCAAAAGCCTATAAGCAGTCCATGAAAGGCATAGGTCGTAACAGGGGATATATAAAAGCGACAATCGGTGTAATAAACTCACAGGCGCAGAAAAATGTTGCTGTAGATGATCGTACGGCGGTTACTTACTTTTCGGACGCGAGAAAGCCTTTTAATAATTACACGGTAGACAATGTATACGCAACAGCGGAGCAAGATTTTTCCAAGGTGGACGGTACGATGTATTTTCTTCCGCCACGGAACAACGACTATTACAATAATGGAATTGTGACAGCCAACATATTGGGTACTATCTATATATCCTTTTCTGGCGTCACAGGACTTGATATAAAGGGATTAACAATAGACTGGGGAGAATATTACCCAGTTGATTTTACAGTCCAAAATGACAGCGTTACACGCTCTTACAGCGGTAATGATAAAAGCTACTGGGTGACAGAAGATGTATTCAACGGCACTTCCTATCTGATTATCACACCTACCAAAATGGTAAACGGACAGGGAAGACTTAGAATATATCAGTTTTACTGCGGTATCGCAAATGCATTTAGCAACAAGGAAGTAAAGAAATACAGCGGTAAGCAATATGTATCTTCCATAACAGATACGATACCGTCTAACGATATATCATTGACGATAGATAATCAGAATCAATACTATTCGCCCGACAATCCAGACAGCGCACTTGCTTACATGGAAGTCGGACAGGAAGTAAAGATTCAATTCGGATATGATGTGTTTGGAAATGGCGAAATAGAATGGCTACCAGAGGAAACAACCTACCTTCACACATGGTCGGCAACTGATACGGAAGCCAAGTTTACTGCAACAGACAGGTTCGATTACCTGACAGGTAAGTACTACCGTGGACTTTACAGGGAAAACGGGATAAGCCTATATGACCTTGCTATTGACGTTCTGAATGATGCAGGAATAACGGATGAAAGAGAATACTCAATAGACCCATATTTAAAGAACATCAAGGTACAGAATCCTATGCCAGCAGTAAAGCACAGCGAAGCATTACAGATTATTGCCAATGCAGGGCGTTGCGTACTATTTGAGGACAGGAACAGTAAAATCCATATGCAAGCGTCATTCATACCCGACATGACAGCAGAATCCAATGGAGAAACAGCGTATAGTCATGTATCTGATGTACTGAACGGAGAGGACAAAGAAGCTTATGCGATATGCAGTTCTGATTTTTCCAAAGTGGACGGAACTGTATTTTTTATGCCTGCTGACAGCAATTACTTAAAGACTGGTTATATCAGTTCACAGATAGCAGATGCAAGCGGAACTTTTACAGAGAATCCAAAGATTACCATTAATCTTGAAGCGGCATTTGTAGCGTATGGATTGCAGATAGAGTTCAGGAATGTTGCACCGGATCAGTTTAAGGTAACGACATATTACCAAGATTTAGAAGTGGACAGCTACACGGTAGAGCAGGATGGGGAACTGGAATACACCACATTTGATCAATTCAATCTATTTGACAAAATGGTATTGGAATTTACCAAAGCAAAGCCGAACAGCAGAATCACAGTGGATAATATCACTGTTGGGGATGTCACTGACTACCATATCACAAGGAATGACATGACAGCAAGCCCTACAGCAGTAAGGCAAAATAAAATTAAGGCTATCAGTGTAATTAAGACACAATACCGTAAATCAAGCGAGAATAAGGATATTTCTACAGAAGAGATTACCATTAGTCCTGCTAACAATGTGCATACGGTATACTTTCAAAAGCCATGTTACGGACTGACTGCATTAATTGATAACGGAACAGATGACGGTGGAAATCCGATTCCAAGTGCTATATCGGTACAGATTACAGAAAGTAGCAGTTATTATGCGACTCTACAGTTTAGCGGCATTACGGAAGAAACGATTGTTAAGTATGTAATTAAAGGATATGAGTACGTTACTGAGGAAATCAGCTACACGGTCACGCATAATGACAATGGGGATATTAAGACATGGAAAAATCCGTTAATCAGTACTACAGAATTAGCCAAAGACCTAGAGGAATGGCTTGCAAGCTATTATTTAGGGGATGTTGATTATCAGATTAAATGGCGTGGAGACCCAAGGACAGATGCTAACGACTTATATTATATGGAATTAAAAGACCGTGGAGAAACCATGATAAGGACGTACCAAAATGAGATAACATTTAATGGTGCGTGGTCTGGAACAATGAAAGCAAGAAAGGCGGTGCTGTAATTGGCAATAACTAAAGTAACAGCGGAGGTTGCTGATGATACAACCGATTTAAAACATAGCAATTCAACATATACTGGAAGCCTTACAGCACCTAAAGAATCAGGCGATTATCCTGTTACGGTGTCTGCCTATGATGATGCAGGAAATGTAACCATAGATAAATCAGCTGTAGCGGAAGTAAGCCTATGGCATACTCCTAAAACTAATTGGACTATAAATGACCGATTCAATTATGTGGACTATAACCGTATTAAGAACAATTTGACCTATCTGTATGAACTAGCACAGGAAGTATATAAGCAGTTTTCAATCGTGGATATGGGCGCAGATATTGAAGATTATACAGGATGGTTTACGTCGGCGGCTTTTAATGCTTTTGAAAGCAACCTTGAAACAATTAATAAGAACATATTCACGCAAGACTACGGCGTATCGCAAAGATTCTTCGACAACGGACAATTCATTAAATGGGATGAATTGAACCGAATAGAGTCGGCTACGTTACAAATGAATGACCTTTTGGAGAGACAGAAAGCCACTCTGCGGAAATTGCCATTCAGACTGGGCGCATTTAGGGAGGTAAGAATATAAATGGCTATATCAAGCGTACAAGCAACAATCAAAGGTACTACATACAATCTGACCCTGAATAGCTCTACTGGATTGTATGAAGCAAGTGTTACAGCACCAAGTACCAGTTCATACAATAATAACAGCGGTCATTATTTCCCTGTAACGATTAAGGCTACAGACAGTGCAGGAAACAGTACGACAATCAATGATACAAATGCAACACTTGGAAACAAACTGAAATTAAAAGTAAAAGAAACCACTGCACCAGCCATTGTAATTAGTTCACCTACAGAAAGCCAAGTAACTAATAACACAAAGCCTATAGTTAATTTCACGGTTACAGATGCAGATAGCGGTGTTAATCCTAACAGTATCAGCATTACAGTTGACAGTGGAAGTGCTGTGACAAGTGGAATTACTAAGACAGCAATAACAAATGGATATTCATGCTCTTATGCGATTCCTACGGCTCTTACAGACGGAAACCACACTATCAAGGTAAATGCAAAGGACAATGACGGAAATGCCGCAACACAGCGTACAGTAACGTTTAAAGTGGACGCAACGCCACCAACATTATCCGTATCTGCACCGACTAATAATCTTGTTACCAATAACGCATCTTGCGTAGTAACAGGCAATACCAGTGATGTTACAACAGGAATCAAATCGGTTACAGTTAAGCTAAATGGCGGTACAGCTACTAATGTCACAGTAGATTCAAGTGGCAATTTTAACACAACAATTACTCTGGCAGAGGGAGCAAATACAATTGTTGTCACTGCCACGGATAACGGTGGTCTTTCTTCCAGCGTTACAAGAATTGTGACGTTAGATACAGAAGCACCTGTTATCAATTCTGTAGAAATCAGCCCGAACCCAGTAAGCACAGGAGAAGTATTTACAGTAACCGTTAAGGCTACAGACTAGGAGTTGCTTATGGGCGTAGTAATAACAAATGTTACAATTTCCAAGAATCCAGTAAATACAAAGGAAACATTTAAAATATCGGTTGCTGTCAAGGAGACAGTGACCGAACCTACAATGTATAGATTGCCCATGAGATTAGGACAAGACAAGGGAGGTATAAAATAATGGCAAAGGCAAATTTACCTGTCAATTTTAAAGATGATATATTGAAAGAAAATATGAACGGGAAGCGTAGATTCAACATGATTCAGAACAGTGATGGTACAGTCAGTTTTGAAGATGTGACAGATTATACACAGGTTGGAAGCACATTCGGAGCGGCGCAGATTAATGCCACAAATGAAGCTGTAAATAATGCGGCAGACGCAAGCAAGATTATTGACAGCTTAGAAACTATAAAGGCAAATACGCAGTCTGGATATATTGCTGGGGCATTGGCAGCTAAGGCATTAAATAGTAATTTAAGTAAACAAATTTCGTTTAAAAAACTACATTCATCTGCACAAGATAGTGGTATAACCAACGTGTCGGTATCTGGATATAGTCAATATCTATTAGTAATGTGCTATGGTTCCAATAATGATAATCCACTAGATTGGGGATGTTCTACCAGTAGAGGTACTACAGTACAATTAGGTCAACAAAGAAGTAGCAGAACAAGCGTCGCAGGTGCTTGTTCTGCATATATAATTAATGTTGGTGATAAGAATAGTGTAAATATATCTTGCAGATATCATAACAATGGTGCAACTATGATATTTGGAATTGAATAAGCAACATGATATGTTAAAAAACATTATGAAAATGAAATATTACTAAAGTATTTTATATAATCATATCCTTCAGGAGTTCCTCTCATATATAGTCTTATATAAGAATACTTAGATATATCATATTCTTTTTTACTAGATCCACCATCACCGATTGATTCCAATGTAACTGAATTAGTAAGACTACATTGCCTAGTGCCATATGGTATATTAATACCACTTCCTCCCAAAACAGCAAAACCGCCACTACCTATTCCACCAGTTCCGTCAAAATGTAGTGTTGAAAAATTGGAAACATCAAAAATGATGTTTGCAGTTTTATAATTACCGCTTCCTCCTGTTTCAAAATGTACTATTTTTAAGCTTTTACCACTTAAATTACTATTTAGCTCAATCGTTGCACAAGAATAGAAAAGTTATACCAAGACACTTACATAAATTTTCAATAAAGAAAGGAGACATATATGTATTTAAAATTTTTAGATTCCCAAAAAATAATCCAGTGTACCGTAGTTCCAGAATCGGAACATATCGTAACACTGAAATTCCATGATGCGGTTACCGTAGATAAAAGCGGATTTGATTTGTTCTTAGACGAAAAAGGAGAACTTGACATTGGCGGTGATTCTTACCACAGCTATAATACTGTATACAGGAATGATGATACAACCGCAGAGTATAACGGATATCAGCTTTCTAATGACGGTTCTGTTTATGAAGAACAGCCACAGCCAACACCTGTTGAACCGACACTTGACGAACTGAAAGAGCAGAAGATTGCAGAAATGAACGCTGCACAGCAGGAATCAATTCAAAACGGTGTTGATGTTACCCTGTCTGACGGAACAATTGAACATTTTACACTGACTGACCACGACCAGACAAGCCTTATGGGATTGCAGACTAAGGTTGCGCAGGGAGAAACACAGATACCGTGGCATACTTCAGATGTGAATGAACCATGTAAGTATTATTCCAATACTGACATGGGATTGATTACGGAAACAGCTATGCAAGCTGTGACATTTGCTGTTACGTATTTCAGAGATTTGCGTATCTATATCAATTCAATGGAAGATTCAACGTCCGTACAGAATGTAACCTATGGCATGACAATTCCTAAAGAATACCGTTCAGAAGTGCTTGCGGATATCTACGCAAGTAAAGGTATTGCGTAAGATTATTAAGCCACTTATCCTGTTTGCGATAGGTGGCTTTCTCTACGTAATAATTGAACTGCTGTACCGTGGTCATAGCCATTGGACAATGTTCCTGTTGGGCGGTCTTTGTTTCCTGTATGCAGGAGAGCAGAACGAATATACAGACTGGGATTGCCCACTTGTTTTACAGTCTGTCAGGGTAGCTTTGGTTATCACCCTGTTAGAGTTCCTGTGCGGCCTTATCGTAAATATATGGTTAGGGTGGAATGTATGGGATTACAGCAATATGCCATTTAACCTGTTAGGGCAGATATGCCTACCATTCAGCCTTTTATGGATAATTGTAGGAACAATTGCAATTATCCTTGACGATTACTTGCGGTACTGGATATTCGGGGAAGAAAAGCCACGATATCGACTTTTTTAGAGTGTGTTGTCGAAATTTGTCGAACGTATTTTCTTGAATCCTTGTATTTATAGACGTACAATAAACTTGTCCACAATAATGTGGTTCTTCAAGTTCTGGTCTGGGCGGTATGTTAGTGGCATTTCATGCCGCCCGAATTACCAAACATTGCAAACAGACGTTTGATTTATTTGTTGACATATGCAAACATACATTCTATAATTAGTACAAACATTATAGAGAGGATGGTTGCATGAGTGGGTTACATAGTTGCAGAGAGGGCAAGGATATGGCAGGGGATAATTTTAATGAAAAACAGTATTACAAAGGGAAAATAACAGAAATTATAAACAAATGTGAAAATTTGAATTATTTAGAAATTGCATACGAATTTCTGAAAAGATTGACATCAGACAAAAAAGACTAGGGCTTGCGCATTGCCCTAGTCTTTTTTTATTTCTCAGAAATCATGTCAATTAGTAGTTCCAATTTAGCCCAACCGTCTGAATCAAGTCTTGCAAGAGCTGATATAAGTCTTTTCTTAAAATCAGTATCTTCCATATTTTCAACATCACCTAATAAATGTGCAATCTCAATGGACTTTTTAGGTTTAATAAACATTTCTCCAATTCCATCTCTAAACCAAGATTCATTAATTTTATTGCCGTTCCATGTTTCTAAACAAACAATTTTATAAATCTTATCGGTTACTGGTCTATCTCCCTTTTCCATCTGTGAAAGATAAGTTTGCGCTACACCTATTTTTTCTCCAAATTCAGTCTGATTCATATCCAATGCTGCTCTAAGTTGTTTCATTCTTTCGTTTATGCTTTCCATTTTTTAATCACCTCCTTGAAATTATATTATCATAAAAATATCACAAATGCAATAATTTTATATTGACTTAATATTACCAATGTGATAATATAATATTGCAAACGAAATAAAGCAAAGGAGGTGAAAAAAATAAGATGTTGCATTACAGCATCCTAGATGCGATACCAATAACCATATTCGTCGTGGTCGCATGCTTAATGTCATATTGGCATGGAAAATCAGAACATGGTCTTGGCATCCCAGGGGTTATTTTTACTATAGTTTTGGGAGCATTAGGGCAGATTCTTGCAGGATTTTTCCCAATGATACTGCCGTAGAGAATAGTAGTTTTTCTGATTCGCCTTTGTTGCGATTTACAACGGATTCATTCAGCTTTTTGAATTGTTCCCAATATTCTTCTGGAGTATAGAGGAAAAGCTGATTGTAATATCGCATGTATTCTACTTTTTCTGATTGGTAATCTGCTACGACCTGTTTGGAAGCCGATTCTAAAAAAGAACTAAATACGGATTCTTGTTTCTGATAATAGGAAAGTTGCTTTTGATAATATAATTCAAGCTTTCGTATTTTTGAGTTGTGATAGTTATTTAGCATCGTGACAATGACTGGTGAAATGATGGCTACTATAAGTGTTATGCCAGAGACCACGTAAGACCAATTAAAATTATTTGAGTTTAACATGAATAACCTCCCAAAATTATATTTTACTAATTATACCACAGAAAGGAAGTGAATTGAATGAGTGAAAAGGAAAAGCAGATTGTTGAGAAGTTAAAAGATGCTATTCCTAAAATGTCGGACTTCGACAAGGGATATATCTTAGGAAAAGTAGAGAACATGGCAGAAAATTCTGCGAAAAAAGAGGTTTCCGAAAGCAAAGAATAGTAGGTTTACAATTTGTTAAAATTGTTCCTGCATTTTACAAAATTTTATTTTTAGGAAAGGAGAAGAATTGAACGAATTAATTCACATTGGAAATGCTGATATTTCCATAAAAGAATATAAGGGTCAGAGAGTAGTTACATTTAAGGACATTGACATGGTTCACGAAAGACCGGACGGAACAGCGAAAAGAAATTTTAATACGAACAAAGCACGCTTTGTTGAGGGAGAAGATTACTTCATTGTAAGCGCGGACGAAATTCGTACAAGCCGCATGTTCCCTATATCTGACAAGGATTTTATGAGCAAAGCACTAATTACCGAACAGGGCTATCTGATGTTGGTCAAGTCATTCACGGATGATTTGGCGTGGGAAGTACAAAGAAAATTAGTTTCTTCTTATTTCAATGTACATCAAAGCGTCAACAATCAGTTATCTCCAGAATTGCAAGCATTGCAAGGACTTCTTAATCAGATGGTTCAAAAAGAACTTGCTGACAAGGAGAGAGACAGACAGATCGCCAAGGCACAGGAAACAGCACAGAAAGCCATTGAGACAACTGAACATATCAAAGAAGCAGTAAAACCTGTTCTCGATAATTGGCGTGATGAAATCAATGTTAAATTTAATCGTATTCAGAAAAGTGCATCTACACCATTTAATCTTTTACGTACAGAAATGTATTGCGAATTGGAACGTAGAGCAGGATGCGATTTGTCTACCAGATTAAGAAACCGTAAACAGCGCATGACCGATAATGGATGCACGAAAACAGAAATTAATAAGTTGAATCGCATGGATGTAATTGAGGAAGATAAGAAATTACGTGAGATATTTACAAAAATTGTTTCAGAGTATGAAATTGAGTACTGCGCTTTCAAATAAGAAAAAGGAGGGATATTAATGAAGAATATAAGTACTAAAACATTATGCAGAATATCTATAGGTTTATCAATATACTCTATTATCATCAACGTATTAGCACATTGGGGATGAATCATGAAAGTTTACGATTTAATCAAACAGCTTACTCGATTCCCTGCTGATGCGGAAGTGATGTTTGATGCAAGGATTGAGACAGACGTAAAAGTAAAGGAACTAATTGAAGCGATAGATACAGAATCTATTTATGCAGATGTTGAAGTCGAAGAAGAAGTTTCTATTACCGACATTGACTGGCTGAATAAAGATGTTTTGATAAAACTGGAAAAGTGAGGTGTGAGTTATGAAAAATAGAGAGAAGTTTGCAGAACAGATTATTGATATTGCTTTTCAAAGATATAGAAATATGGCTGTAAATTTAACGTCAGGAGAACCGAGCATTTGTGGAAAAATAAAATGTTCCGAGTGCCTTTTCAGTGAAAGTAATAAGGATTGCGAAGTTTTGTTAAAAGAATGGGCAGAAAAAGAATATGAAGAACAGTCTGTTGATTGGAGTAAGGTTGCGGTCGATACACCGATTTACGTTAGACGTTCTGAAGACGAACAGTGGAAGAAAAGACATTTTGCAAAATATGAATATGGGAAAGTACATACATGGTGTGATGGAACAACATCATGGAGCAGTGATGCAGATATTACATGCGTATGGGAATTTGCTAAGTTAGCAGAATAGAAGAGGTGGGATCATGATTATAGCAAATGATTCAAAAGTGGATTTTATCGGTAAAGATACAGAAATGTGTCTTGATCTTGCGAATATCATCAGAGCACTACGGTTCAGATTTGAACAGCACTTTGACGAGGAGACAGCAGAAATGCTGATTGCACAGGCTGTAGAGGATTCCCGAAGGGCAGAATCAGAGGTAATAGAGGATATGAAGCAGTTTCAGAAATCGGCTTCAAGAGGACTAACAAAAGCAATGCTATTTTAAATAAGAAGAAAGGGAAACAGATATGGGAGATTTTACAATTGCAGAAGTAGAAAAAATGTGTGAGGACTTAGGTGTTGGAGTCTTGATTAATGACGGTCATGTAGTCGGATTTGAAGTAGAAGAGGAATAGCTATGGACAACAGGCTAAGAAAAATTGAGAATGCCTTGATATCTATGGGAATAGAACCCAGTATGCGTGGATTCTACTATATCGTGGAACTGACTGTAGGAAAGATAATAAATCCGACAAAGAAACTACAGGATATGTATGACGAAATTGCATCTGAACATGGAATTACAGGCGGTTCAGTCCATAAAGTTGTAACACGCACAGTAGAACTTGCGGACTCAAGAACTCCTACCTACAAAAAGTATATCGGGAGTGAGTTCAAAACGAACAGCGGTTTTGTTTCCCTACTGGCATTCAACATCAGAAGGGAGTTGGAAGATGAACAGGATAACGCTATGCGGAAGAATGAATGAAAAACCTAAATACAGCCACACTGTAGGCAAAATCCGATTCTACAGCTTTCAAATGATTGTTAGACGGCTAAGTGGATATGAGGACATTATTCCATGTATCGCAGAACAAGGGATTGCAAATCAGATTCAAAACGGAACTGTTCATAAAATAACAGGTGCTATCCATAGTAGACAGGTGTTTGACGGAAAACGGACGCACTTAGAGTTATTTGTCCATGTAGAATCTATATCAATGGTATTTGAAGCAGATGAAAACCACACAGAAATAACAGGTGTTATTGCTAAAAAACCAGTGTTCAGGCAGACCCAAAGTGGAAGATATATAGCAGAGTTGCTAGTGGTATCTTCCAGGAAGAATGGAAAAACGGATTGCATACCGTGTATTGTGTGGTCAGTAAATGCCTTATTTGCAAAGAATTTAGCAACAGGGCAGACAGTTACTATAAAAGGAAGATTCCAGTCAAGGCAGTATGAGAAAGACGGACGGACTAAGACAGTTTACGAATTGTCCGGGAACGAATTGAAGTTAGGAGGAAATATAAGTAACTAAAAACAGAATTAAATGTGAGTCAATGTACTCAAAGATACTCAAAATCCAGAGTATTAGTTGGTAACTTAAAACCACTGAAATCTTAGGAAATATAATCCAGTACAAGTTGAAAAAGTCTTGTTAACTATAGGGTAGAACCTTGATGGTAAAGATTGAGTAACGGTGTGAGTCTACGAAAACCAAGTAGCAAAAAAATATTAAGAAAGGAAAAGCTATTTAGATGAAAACCTGTATTTAATCAATAAAAAAGAATTTATAGGTATGTACCGATGGCTTAGTCGGGAATTTACGACTGTGGAGTGTACAAGAACTTGTGAGTAGCGTATTGTTTACAATCGTCAAAGCATACACAATGAAGCAGTAACTACAAATTGTGAGATTGTAGCGAATCATCTAGCATATACATTTGTATATGTTTTTAGTAGCAGAGTGAGAACGTGGAAGATTTGATTAAAAGTAAATCCTGCGATACGGTCACTATTTCGCAGGAAAGGTATGAGCAGTTAGTTGCTTTAGAAAGTAGAGTTGATGCGGCAGTTGACTATATCGTTAATACGGACTTTTGCAACGTAAAGACCGCATTAAGAATCATGGGATTTTATAAAGAAGCGAACAAGCAGGCAGAGAAAGAAAAGAAACTGTTTGATTCATCAGAAGGAAAGGAGTTTGACTATGTGTAAGGTAATCAGATTAAAGAAGCTGATTCTTGAAAATTTCATGATGTATGCACACGCAGAATTTGATTTCTCAGAACTGACGAAGATTATGGGGAAGAATGGCAAGGGCAAGTCCAGTATTGTGAATGCCTACACATGGCTGCTTTTCAACTGTGACTATGGATTAAATGACAATCCAGTGGTTAGAAGAACAGTTGGCGGCAAGAGCGTAGACGATATGGACACAGCAGTCACAGCAGTACTGGATATTGACGGTAAGGAAGTTACGGCTAAGAAAGTGCAGAAGCGTACATATGGTGAAGCAGTAAAAGATGGTATTGTTGTTGAAACCGTAAGCGATAATAACTCATATTACATTAACAGCGTTTTCAAAACATTAAAGGCATTTAATGAGTACTTTGATGTAAATATGAAGCTGTTTAAAATGTGTAGCAATATCAATGCTTTTATCAACCAGAAACCTACGGAAATGAGAGAATTTTTGTTCCAATTTGTCAGTAAAATATCAGACATTGATTTTGCAAGTAGTAATTCTGAATTACATGAACTTGTTCCTTTGCTTGAAAAATACAAAGCAGATGAAATTCGGGCTATGAATCAGAAAGTAAAGAGTGATTACAACACAAATTCTAAAATTTTGGACGGTCAGATTAAGGAAAAGGAAAGAGATATTCAGATTAAATCCGACATTGATACAGCAGAACTTGCCTTACAGAAAAATGCATTACAGGAACAGCTTGAACAGAATCTTTATAAGCAGACCGGAAATGAAAACTTACTTGCAGAGTATGATAAGGCTACACAGGATATTATGCAGTTGCAAATGAAGCTGTCTGAAATGCAGAATACGGCTAACAGTGAGTTGGAATCTCAAAGGGCAGAACTTATGGCAACCATGATGAACAAGAGCGTTGAAATTAACAGTCTGAAATCCAGTATTAGGCTGGCAGAGAATGAAATTTCCAACAGCAATAAGAAGATTACAGAATTGACAGAGGAAAAGGCAAGACTGGGGAATGCATGGAAAGCGGTCAAGGCAGAGAAATTTGATTCAAATACAGCTATATGCCCTACCTGTCACAGAGAGTTGCCCGAAGAAGATGTCAAGAATCTCATGGAAACCTTTGAAAAGTCAAAAACTGATAGAATCGGTAAAATTGAGACGGACGGATTCAAGGTTAAAGGAGAAATTGAAAAAGAACAGCAGTTATTAAAAGATAAAGAACAGTTGTTATCTGATTTAAACGAAAATTTGAACACTGTAAATAAAGAATACGCAGAAATGACTGCAAAGTTAGAATCTATCCCACAGTATGTTGATATCCACGACAGGGAAGATTATAAGTCTGTACAGGCTGAAATAGTCCGTAAGGAAGAATTATTGAAGCAGTCAACGTCACTTTCAGATATCAAGAAATCTTTGAAACTGGAAGAATCTGAAATCAGAGCGCAGTTAGCAGAGGTTGAAAAGAAAATAGTTTCTACAAACACAGAATCTGATGAAATAAGACTGGAAGAACTTAGAAATCAGAAAACAGACTTGGAACAGGCGAAAACGGATGCAGAGAAAATACTTGCCCTGTTAGACCAGTTAGACAGAGCAAAGAATGAAGCCTTGACAGATTCGGTCAATAGCCACTTCTCATTAGTTAAATGGCAGTTATTTGACACAGCTAAGAACGGCAATTATAAATCCGTTTGCATACCTACTGTAGAGGGTAAATCAATTCTTACCACCATGAGCAACAAGGGTAACAGGATTTTAGGAAGAGTGGATATCTGCAATTCGATTCAGAAAATGTGTGGAATCAGCACACCAGTGTTCCTTGATGATTCGGAGTCACTTGACGATGATAACCAGGCAAAGGTTGCTGAAATGGTTGATTCACAGTTGATTATGCTGATTGTAAATGAAAATGAGAGGTTAGAGGTGGGTTAAATGGAAAGACTGACAGACAGCAAAAGAAATTCTGATGGTACAGCATCTTCTAAAGAATCGCTTATAGACATAGAGCATGACATACCTAGTGCGTATTGTGGTGAGATTCTTACCAAACTGGCAGATTATGAGGACTTAGAGGAACAGGGCAGACTGTTAGCTCTTCCATGCAAAATTGGAGACAGGCTGTATTGGATTGATGATGAGGACGATGACGGAAACAAAGGACTTTGCATTAAACAGTACAATGAGGACGAAAAAGTACAAGCTATTGGAATTGACAAAGACGGTGACATTTTTGTAATGCTTGGAATTGATGAATTTTTTACAGCTCCAGATACAATCGGTTCTCAATATGTACTTCTCACACTGGAAGATGCAAATAAGATGTTAGCAGAAATGAAGAAGAATGAAAGTGAGGAATGAAAATGAGCATTAAATCTTACAAAGGTTTTAAAAAAGACATGACTTGCAAAGGATTCCAATACGAAGAGGGGAAAGAATATGAGACAGAAAAGGCAGAATGTTGCGAAACTGGATTTCACGCTTGCGAATATCCGTTAGACTGCTTTAATTATTATTCACCGAATGAGAGCGTATTCCACGAAGTTGAACAAAATGGAGAATTAGATAGAAAAGGTAGTAATACCAAGGTTGCTTCAACCAAGATAAAAATAGGAGCAAGTATTAACATTGCAGGAATTGTCAAGGCGGCTATTGAGTATACAACACAAAGAGCGAAGAAAGAAAACGGCAGTGATAAAGACTACGGTACTTCATCGGCAACAGGCAACTACGGTGCTTCATCGGCAACAGGCTACAAAGGTGCTTCATCGGCAACAGGCTACAAAGGTGCTTCATCGGCAACAGGCGA